AGAACCAATAGTCAATTAGTTGCTCCCGGCAGCGATGAGCTGCCATTTGTTGTTGCTGCTAGACAATTAGCGCGTATTGCAGTTGTCGCAGAAAACAATCCACCGACAGGATATAACGGCAAGATAGCAGATCAATTAGTACCTGGTGTTGATGCGGATCAGTGGGATTATTTAGAGCGCGATGACGCTATTAAAAAAGGCAGTTCGACAGCTACTGTGGAAAATAGCAACATAGTTTTAGGTGATATTACAACATTTTATCATCCAGACGGGCAAGAAGTACCGGCTTATAGATATGTTGTTAATATAATTAAACTGCAAAATATTATTTATTTATTAGATGCTACATTTATGGCTGACGAATGGCGCGCAGCTCCGTTGTTGCCAGATGGCACACCCACGGTTAACCCTAATGCGAGGACTCCGGGATCAGCGCGCGCGGAAGTGGCTGGAATCCTAGACTTTTTAGGTCAATGGGCTTTTATTAGTAATGCGGCTGAGGCAAAAAAATTAACTGTAGCACAAATAGATATTTCTAATCCAAATAGATTAGATATTGAAACAACGGTGAAATTATCGGGTAATTCGCGAATTATAGCTATTACACAAAACTTCACATACTTTTTCGGAGGGCTTTAAAATGGTAGCAGTCGGAGGTTCGATTGAATCAGTAGTCTTAAATGGTCGCAGATTTTCAGTAACGTCCGATGCGGATTCTACTAGAGATTTGGGCGGATTTAGTAATGCAAATGAATATAATGGCGATGGATCATCGCGTTTGATTAAGTCTCGTGTTTCGTGGGAAATTGACGGGTTATCATTAAGCATCGATGATGCTCTAGGCGATCAAGAATTTTTACAAAATTTAGCAGATACTAATTCTTATTTTACTTGTCTTATTACTTACGCAAGTGGTATTAGTTACGAAGGTCAGGGGCAGCTTATGGATGGCGTTAAAGCTGCTAGTAATACAACCACGACACCAATTAAGTTAGGCGGTAATGGTGTGCTGACGCAACAAACTTAGATGTTTTAAAGGAGTTTTTAATGCTTAAAATTGATCTTGAAGTGGCTGAACAAGAATTTAATAGATTTATTGATGCAATGTGTATCGATGCTGACCCCACAAATATGGGCGAAGAAGATATAGAGGAATTCAATGAACAGAAACGTAAAATTGTGGGTGCTATCTCAAAAGGTGATTTAGTCATCAATGAAACCGGTGAGCCTGTTTATACGCCGAAGCGTAGTGAAAATAAAGACCCGATAACTTTTTATGAGCCAACCGGTGCAAATTTAGCAGAGCAGGATAAAAGGGCAAAAGGTCACTCTTATACGAGGTTGTTTACCACAATGGGATCAATGACAAAAACTAATTCTTCGCGTTTTGCTAAAATGAAAATGTATGATCTAAAAATCTGTCAAACAATAACCATACTTTTTTTAGCGTAACAACCGCTTTGTTAGTGCGACATGGAGTCGATGAGCGGTTGGGTTTAGAAATAAACGAGCAAACAGGGAGGACATATAGCACTAATACGTTTATACAAGTGCATTGCGAGATGTTATTTCAAATTTGTAGAGATTATTCTAGCTTACCAGATTTTAGATCCCTAACTGCTTCAGAGATTAGATTTTTTTATGAAGGGTTGCGAAATGAATTAAAACAGGGAAGTAAACCGAGGAATAAAAATGGCGGGTAGATTTGCGATTGACACAGTTTTTAAGGCTATGGATAGAGTTACTGCACCGGTCAGCAAAATGCAAAGGTCGGTCGGTAAGTTTACGAAATCCATGGAAAGAGGTATACGCCGCGTTAATAATCGATTGACCCGTATGGCTAAACATTTACGCACGGGTTTATTAATCGGTATTACAGCACTTACGGGTGCTTTTACAGCCGCAGGCTTTTCAATAAAAAAAGTTGCAGATAGAGCAGATGAGTTAGCAAAAACCGCTAGAATAATTGATATGCCGATAGAGGATTTGCAAAAATATCAATTTGTTGCTGAACAAAGTGGGCTTTCAACCGATGAAATGACTAAATCGTTAGAAATCTTAGATAAACAGGTAGGTCAAGCAAAAGACGGAACAGGTCTTTTAATAACAACACTAAAAAAAGGCGATCCAGTATTATTAAGACAACTAAAAACAACTAAAAATACAGCTCAAGCATTTAAGTTAGTTATGAATGCTTTACGTAAAATAAAAGACCCGATGAAAAAAGCTGAACTAGCAACGGGGGCATTCGGCAGGCAAGGATTTAAATTAATAAACATATCCAAGCTATCAGTAAAACAACTAAATAAATTAAAAAAAGAGGCAGAAGCAAACGGTTTAATAACAGAAAAACAAGCAGAAGCTGCTGAGGCGTTTAATGACCAACTTAATAGCTTAAATCATACATTTCAAGGGATAATACAAGATTCATTATTACCGATGATGCCGTTGCTAAAAGAATATTTAGCTATCACTCAAAAATGGATTTTAGCACATAGAAAGTTAATAATAGGTAAAGTAAAAACTTTTTTTATTTTAGTAGGTAAAGCTGTAGCATTTTTAGTAAAACACGCGAAAGCAATAGGAATTGTTGTAACAGCTTTTTTAAGCTTAATGATTGTTTTAAGAGCATTTATTATAGTTATGACAGCAGTTAATCTAGTGATGGATGCCAATCCTGTTGGTTTAGTTGTGATTGCGATTGCCGCATTGGTAGCAGGACTTATTTTTGCTATAAAGCACTGGAAAAAGTTTAAAAATGTGTTACTAGACGTACTAGATCCTTTTCATATGCTTCGTGGAAGCATAAACTTTTTAAAAGGAGCTTTAAAAGGTATGTCGGATTTTTTTGTTACTTTATTCACTAAAATAGAATCAAAAATATCAGGTATAGTTAGGTTTTTCAAAAGGATGTTATCACCTTTTAAAAAAACTATTGATGTTAACGCAAAAGTTACTACTCACAAAGTTGATTCAATGGCTAATCGAGCTCAAGCATTAGGAATGAAAAGTGGGTTATTTAAAATGCTTAGTCCGCAGCAGCGAACTGCACAAGCGATTAACGAAACAAAAACGACAAATACGTCCGAGGTTACAATCAAAGATGAGACAGGCAAAGCGGAGGTTACAAAAGGTAGATTAAACAATGGGCTTATATTGCAAAAATCGGGGGCGTTTTGATGTCATGGCAAAAAAAATTAAAACAAGCAGCTTATATATCGCCGTTAGGATTTAGAACCACTTTTCTTTATGAGGATGTAGCTAAATCATTTGATAAAAAGACAACGGACTTTAACTTTCCAGCATCAAACGATACTTATATACAAGATTTTGGTAGAACAGGTAGAAAATTCCCGCTAAGAATTTTTTTTTCAGGTGATAATTATCTAAAAGAAGCGTTGGCACTTGAAGCATCTATTGAGAGCGTTGGTGTTGGTAGATTGGAACATCCAATTTATGGGACTCCTAATGTTGTGCCATTTGGTGAATTTAGAAGACGGGATGATTTAAAAACAGCGGCAAATCAAGCGATAATTGAAATTGTCTTTTGGGAAACTATAATTGAAATATTTGCTGGATCTATCACTGATTTAGCTGATTTAATTTTAAAAGCTTTGGATTTATATAACGAGGCAGCATCAGGGCAGTTAAATGCAGAGATAATTTTAAATAAAATTATTGAGAGTTCGGGTTTTAAAACATTTTATGCGGGCTTAGTACGCGGCACGTTAGACTCTTTAAATAATATTGTAGCAACTACGCCAACTGTTAAAAAGCAATTTGATTTAGTCAGTCAATCAATGCTAACTGATTTAGAATCAACACAAAATCCTAACGTTAAAGTCTTGGGATTACAAGCGACAACGTTAGTGCAATTGCCTGCTCGCGCAACAGGAGCGTCTATCTCAGACAGACTTAATGCGTTTGATAATGCATTTCAAAAATTAGTACGAGACGAAACTATACAGCCTCCTGGGTATGACAATAGAATTGCTAATGAGTTTTTTGCAAGAGATTTTTACTCAGCAACTTATTTAAGCGGTGTTGTTTTATCAACAATAAATGCCGAATTCATCACTAAAAAAGAAGCTTTAACAGCAGCTGATTTTTTACTATCACTTTTTAATCAATGGGTAGAATGGCGTGATGCAAACTATGCTATTTTATCACAAAATGATACCGGTGATATGTATGCGACACTATTAGAATCTGTCACAAAGGCTGTTGGTTATATAGTTTCAATATCTTTTTCTTTAAAAACAGAAAAAATAATTGTTTTAACAGAAAATAGATCTATATTGGATTTAGTTGCTGAATTATACGGCGAATTAGATGATAAATTGGACTTTTTTATAAATACAAATAATTTATCTGGGTCTGAAATATTAGAGTTACCGCGAGGACGTGAGATTGTCTACTACATATAATGTTAAGACAGGAGATACGTTAGAGATTATATCAAAAAAAGTTTTTGGTAGTGGTATTCATGCTGATCATATTTTTAATGCTAATCCTGGTTTAACAAAAACTTTAATACCTGGCACATCTATTGTAATACCGCGTTTACCGGATTACCCGGGAGATTTACCAAAACTTTTAGGCGTGAGCGGTACGACAGATGTTGAAATGTATATTGATGGGTCGCGTTTTGAGTTTTGGGAATCTTTAACAATAACGCGATCTTTGGATTCGATTGATAGTTTTTCTTTTTCAGCACCTTTTGAGTTTGACGCTCCGGGTTTTAGAAATACTTTTGTACCGTTTACATATAAACCCATTTTAATATATGTTGGTTCTGAGCTTGTTTTAAAGGGTATAATTGTGTCTATACAACCTAATCTTACATCAGAATCAGCGACAATAACTGTAACCGGCTATTCGTTGCCAGGGGTTTTAAATGATTGTAATATGCCTTATAAATCTGATGCCGCCAGCGGTGGAAGATTAGAGTTTTTAAATGTAAATCTTTTAGACATAGCAAAAGCACTATCGAAACCTTTTGGTTTATCTGTTAACGCATCTGTAGATGTGGGGGCAGTATTTCCAGCGGTAAAGATAAAGCCCACACAAAAAGTTTATGCTTTTTTGGCTGATTTAGCAAAAAAAAGAAATTTAATACTATCTAATAATATTAATGGTGAGTTAATTTTTTTACAATCGGGGAAGACGGGAAATCCAGTTGCTAATTTAGAGGTTGGTAAGGGTGTTGTAACGGACATATCTGCTGATTTTAACGAGCAGCAATATTATAGTCATCTTACTGGTATCACGTTTGTTGATACTGATATCCCGGGCGGTCAGTATACCGAAAAAAACCCATTTTTATTAAATAGAGTTAGACCAATAACATTTACAGCTAAGGACACCA